TTAACATGACTTTTTAACCGGTTCAATCTTTCCGCTGCCATGAAGCCCAAAGGGCGGAGAAACTGAGAAAAAGTAATAGCCCGCCAGCGGAATTAAACAACAATGTATTGCATCTGTTCCTGTTGCATAAACCTTTTCTCTTTCCAGATTAAACCTTTTTATACGGATGTATTCTATCTCCATAGCCTTTGGAGTTATCTCCATAAGCTTTGGAGTTATCTCCCAAGGCTATGGAGTTAACTCCAAAGGCTTGCGGAGATAGAACAAACAGGAAGAAAACCCTTAACTATCCAACGGGAAAGGTTTATAGATATGGACAAGATCTTTTCCATTGCCCCGCTTATAGATAAATCCTTTTTAAATATTTCCATAAAAAAAAGCTGTACCCTCAGAAGATACAGCTTTTTTTATGTGATTCCGTTGCGATTCGAACGCAAGACCCACGCCTTAGAAGGGCTACAAGTACAATCACTTTTTATAACTGATTTACAAGCAATTATCACGCATGTCAAAAAAAACGCCGACAAACCCTTTGACAAACCCTAGATTGTCATTGGCTATCGCATTGCGATTAATATTTTAATTCACGACAAAATTAAAGAGGAAAAAGACAATATGAACGCCTTCCCCCTCTTTAATTACAGTTATTTAACCAAACAAGAAATATCCTCGTTATTTTTCAACTTATCAAGATATAACAGGACTCATTTTCATATCAACATTAATGCTTCCTGTAATCCTGCTTCAAGTGCTTCTTCGTAGGTATTATAATGGATAATAGGTCTGTTAGACAATCCTACTAAGTCGTGATTCGGAATTGTTAGTATATCATATATCCAATAATTTCCATACATATAGGATATTTCAATATGGAGGCATTTAGTGTCACGCAGCCACTTTTGTGCAATGGACTGAGCGGGACGACTATAACACAATTTTGGCAAATTCTTATTCGTTCGGAACACAGATTGCATTATCCGATTATTGTCCTCTTTAATAATATCTTTACAATACTCATTAAATCCTTTCTCTTTCAACAGTTTAGCTGTTCCTAATGTTACAAGTTCTTCGGTCATAACTATTTCTTATTTAATTCATTCAACACTTTCTGTACTAATTCATAACGTGGTAATTGCCAATCCTTCGCAATATCATCTATTTTATCGTCATAATGATTGTCGTAAACATACTGATTAAGGTTATCTATAAATCCATCATCGTCAAGTCCTTCATCGCAATCATCAAACATATCAAGTTCACAGGCTAACTTGGAACATTCACAGTGGGATACCCAGTCATCAACACGACCGTCATAAACATTGGTCTGTCTGTTGTATTTTTCTCCAACGGAAATTACTCCACCGCAAAAATTGCACCTGTGCTCTTTACGAGCGACAGGAGTTTTATTTCATAGTTATTCTCCTTTCTTCTTTTCACATTCTTCACACTCTTCACAATGCAACTTATAAGCATGGGCAAACATTCGTAGAGTAACAGGCTCAAAGTTAAAATCCGCCTGTTTCCCTTCTATAACAACAGAAACACACAATTGTCCATCGCAAAAGTCAATATACGCTTCACCACCTCCATTTCCTTTAATGGAAAGTGTTTGTGTCTGTACGCTATTCATTATTCACCTCCTTTAATCTTTTAATTAGTGCATCAGCGCAATTAACCGCATATTTAGCGATTGCATCAGAATTACCCCCACAGTCATCTGCTACAACAGCCTTAATAATATCTTTCGCTAATTCGTACCTACGTTGTTCCCAATCAATTACTAAATTCCCAACATTCAAAAAATCAAGTTCGCATTCTCTGAAAACCATATTATCGCACACATATAGGTTATCTCCGCTATGTTGCGCGTTGATATTTACTTTGGGAATTACATCTACCAAAACTCCTGTTGATTTTATTCTTGCTTTCATTATTCCTCCTTTGTTTTAAAGTGTTCAAGTACATCCTTGTTGGCTTCTAGTATATCATCGAAAGACGGGATAGGTAACCAATGGGTAATGCCTAATCTTTCTTTATTAACATTTGCTCCAGTTTCCCATTCACCCAAAGATGAAAGCTGGCAAATAAGGAAGCCATAAGCCCCTCTTGTCAGAACCACTGTGTTATTTTCCGGCAACCGTTCCTTAACACTTATCCAAGGAGATTGCTTTGACTGCCATTCGGCACCTTGAACGAAATTCATCTCTCCAAACTTTGCCAAATCTTTACCAAACAAAGTTCTGTCAACTGTCCTGTGATTAAACAGGATATTTTCTCTTGCCGCTTCTTCTGCTGTCTGTTTCATATCTATCTCGTTTTGAGCTTTTCAGACTACGTTAATATTCAATTTGTCTTTTATGAAGGATAGGATGTGTGCAATCACATCGACCGTCCACCCGTTGCCTAACATTCGGTACTGCTGTGTGTCGCTGCATTCCCATTTATACCAATCGGGGATCGTTTGCAATCGGGCACATTCGGTTGGGGTAAAACGTCTAATTTCTCGGACACATAGTTGTGAACTTCCGTCATTACTATCAGTACGTGGTTCAAGCTGTTGGATATTCTTTTTCCGCTCAGAAACCTCACCGGCTTCATACTTTTTCCGTATCTGTTTTCCATATTCGGCCCTTCTTGGTGTAAGACAGGCTGATTCACGCCCTCGCATGGCAACACATATCAGATCCATATCAGAATGGTTGCCACCCGAATGTGCACCGGCGGTAAAACAGGAAGCCTTGTTTTGGTCCTTCTTAATTTTTCCGTCCCTTGAAATCTTCACATAATTGTCAGCATCCCCCATTTTATGAACACGTTGATTGATTGTCCTACATTTCACTTCATATGGAAATTCAAATGGTTCAAACTTACAGGGGGAGAAAGTTTCCGTTTCCTTTCTTGAGGCAAGACAGGAGACCATTTTATCACTTAGAAAAAACTTATCGTCCACTTCATCTTCAAGTATATCTTTCAACAAGATTCCTTTATCCACAGGCTGCGGTATGTCCGAATGCAGCTCACCAAACAGTCCATCTCTCCTTGTCTGGATATTCGTCCAATATATACGCCTCCTATTCTGCGCTGATACCAAGGCGGAGTTGATGTGCACACCATATACACCGATAGCCTCACTTAATACCCTTTCCCATTTCTTTCCCATTTCTACGTTTTCAAGAAGAAATAAGACGTTAGGATTGTATTTCCGTATATCGGTTAGGATACGCATATACTCCCAAAACAGATAAGACTCTCCTTCGAACTGAAAGCCTTTCTCTTTTAATTCCAAATAGCGATTCAGAGTGTATATCTCTTCCTTGTCGATAGTGGACATCCCAACACGTTTGCCGGCAAAAGAGAATGACTGACAAGGACTGCCACCTATCAACAAGTCAATTGGTTCCAACTGAGATACATCTACCTGGGTGACATCTCCGAGCTGAATTGTGTTCGGGAAGTTCAGCTGTGTCTGCTTGATGGCGTGCTTGTCTACTTCGGATGCGTAGTACACTTCCGAGATAATTCCAAGCTGCTTTAAGGCTATTTGTCCACAACTCATGCCATCGAATAAACTAAGTACTTTCATTTCTTTTTATATCGATTTGAATTATTTTTTCCGTTGAATTTTCTTTGCCATCTGTCGCAACTGTCTGGCCTTATCTAGCGAACGTATGCCTCTACAATTGTCTTCAATTATTAATGCCGCTTCTTTTAATAGTCTGAGCAATCGTACTGTATCTGTCTTACATATTTCCATTATTCGCTTGCTATAATGATTACTACCTTGTTCTTTACATCAAACCTGTAAACGGGTAGTGGTACGGATGTTCGGACATATTCCTTGTTTTCAGATTTCATATAATATCGGGAAAATTCCACAGAAGCCTCTTCTCTGTTCACCGCTATTATCGAGATATAGTTATCTTCGTCTATTTTAAAGCGATAATAATCCATGCCTGCTTGTTTTATAATATCATTGGCCTCCCTGTACCTAGATATGCTCAACCGGCTGAATGGGAGCGAATGAAGTGATATCATCTGATCAATAGCTAACTTTGTACTGTCATACAGGTTTATCCCGTCTTCAGGTATTGTATAAATCTGCAAATTCAAGCTGTCGGCCTGTTTATCCGCACCTATAAGAAGATTATTAATCCAACGACTGATATTGACGCCTTTTGCTTTCTGACTCTCTATCATCTGCGCCACATCCGGAGTCGGTCTAAAATTGATTATTTCTGCCATATATTAAATGTATTACGATTATTACATAACACAAATTAATATGACAACTGTAATACAATGGTTATCCAATTTCCAAAATATACACCAATATTGTCAGTCTTCATGCCCTTCCTCTCCTTCTTCATCGGCAGTCGGATCAGGCAAGTTTCTGTACCTTGCATTGAGCTGGGCTATCTTCTGCTCCGCTGAAAGATCTCGTTTTGCGTTTTCTTTAAAGTCTACGGACGAAAGAGACGGCATGGCATATTTGATAATTCGGGAAACAGCAAGCACTTTATCACTAGGATCATCAATAGCCTCTATTATCTCTCCCATACTCTCAATAAACGGAGCCAGTTGCTCCATAAGCTTGTTTCGATAATGACGGACAGTCCTATATCCTTTTTTAACTCCCCCCACCTTTGGATGTCCTATTGTAAATTTACCATTTTCATCATGAAGAGGCTTTGTGTTTTCCTTAGTGCAAAGATGCAATAATTCCGGACGGGCAAACATGGTAATCCCATTGTCAAGTTCCACGCATATATTATCGTCCGACTCAACTTTGACAACCGTGCCTTTCCATGAGGTTCCATCAAGAGCCACCTTGTCCCCTTCCTTATACAATATACTTCCGTCTTGCATTATATCAACATGATACAAATGTAACTGATTACTTTTGATATTAAATAATAAAGTGCAATTTACGATTTATGGGACTTTTATCCAGTGTTCTAGGCGGCAATAAAGCCTATAAGGAATCAATCAAAGATCTTCAAAAGGCGAAGGATCTTGAAATGAACTATTATCAGGAACAGGCTTACGCTGATCCTCTTCAGGACAGTGCGAATCAGGCGGCTCTGCGTCAAGCCAGAGAACTGCTGATGGCAAACAACAAACGGACAGCAGGAAGCGCCGCTGTAACAGGTGCTACAGATGAGAGCGTTGCCTTGCAGAAGCAGGGAGCCAACCAGTCACTTGAAAATATTACGGCCGGAATAGCCTCAACCGCCACTGCCAAAAAAGATCAGGCCATGAAAAATTATCTGGATGCAAACCGATCATATACGGAGGCTATCAATAATGTGAAACAACAACAGGCCCAACAGGAATCATCGGCATTAGGAGGTCTTCTTAATACAGGTATAACCGCTGCGGCCACTGTTTTCGGTGGTCCTATAGGTGGTGCTGTAGCCAGTCAAATCACTAAAAAGAAATAGCAGGTATGGCAGTTACGGACAGATATACCAATTATCAAAAAAGAAAAGAAGCTGCCGGCATTGTCAATCCGGAGGAAGAGCGGCAGATCCATGACGAGTCTGTGGCGAGACAAGCTGAGGAAAACGCACGGGAACAGTTGCCGTTACGTCCCACGGTGGCTGTTCAAAAACCTGCGACGAGTGTGTCTACAGTCAATACCGTTCAAGAACGGGAAAATGCGGACAAGCTTCCCGTCCAGCTTCCTAGTACAGAAAAGCCGTGGCAGGAAATGAGCGCACAAGAAGCCTATGCGGCTCATCCCCAGCTGTCACCGGCCGCATACCTGTCAGGAGTGGCTTCTTATCGCAAGCAAAAAGGACAAGAGGGATTATCTTACACCGAACTTGCAGAAGCCTTGAGAGGAAGGGACCCGTTACAAAGCGAGGAAGACAGGATTAACGCCGAAAGACGTTTACGTGCCGCCGAGAGCATCAATGCTGTAGGAAGTGTTCTGGCCAATCTGGTGAATGTGGTAAGGACACGAAGAGGCAATCCGTCAATGAATCTTTCAGGAGCCGGACGTGAAGGCCAAGCACGTATTGACAGAATACGCCAATACAGGGACAATCTGTCACGTCAGAATTATCAGGACTATATCGGAGCGATCGCACGTGACAGGGCCGAGCAAGCGAGAATAGATGTAGAGAAGGCCCGTCAAGACCGATGGAAGGCACAACAAGCAGCAGCAGAACGGGAATACAACTGGAACACATATAAGTTTGAAACCGAGCAGGCTGCAAAAGCGGCTGAATCCAAACGTAAGGCGGAAGAAAACGCCGCTAAACAGGCGGAAATCGAAAGACATAATAAAGCCACAGAGGGAATCAGTCTAATGAGAATAGATAATGATTCTCAAAAGCAAAATGGCAAAAAAAATAAATATCCTTCATATCGCATAAGTGGAAAAAAAGGCTTTTCCGGCAGTACAAGAGCCTATGACCTGAATAAAAATGAAGATGTCGCACTAATGTATAACGATTTGGAAAAAACATTCGGCCTTCAGGCGGATGAACGCCCCAAATCCATAAAAGGCATGAGAGATTATATTCTCTCCATTTATGGGAAACAGCAAAAAGTGGAAAGCGGAGAAGCGTTCAATCCCTCTTCAAAACCGGAAAACAAATCATGGTCATTGAAGGGGAATAATAGTTGGTCACTAAAATAACATGAATCATGCAAGATAATAATACAGCCAGAAAGAAAGTATATGACGTATTAAGGGATAAAACCGGATACTCTGACTCATATGAGGATTTTAACAAATTCATGGATGAAAATGAGGAAGCCAGAAAGAAAGTATATGACGTATTAAAGGATAAGACCGGATACTCTGACTCATATGAGGACTTTAATCAATTCATGCAACCAGTTGATTCCTCTGTACAAATACAGCAACCTAACAACACCCCTCAAACTCCAAAGTCTGATTACTTTCAAACAGGCAACGGATATGACCCTGTTTCAAGAACATATTCAGGTGGTGTCGGAACACAGGAGGAAGCGGACAGGATTTTTGATATGAGAAACTATAATCCCAGCACACGTCCCGGCTTACGTGAACAAGTGCATTCAAAAGACAACTTTCAGTTTATCCCCCCCTCCACATCGCAAATGGAGTCAGACAAGGCGGAGGTTTCAGCTAGATATCAATTTTCTCCGATAAATTTGGGAGAAAGATTGAAAGTAGATATGGACAAAGGAAAATTGGACAAACTATTTACGGTTGAAGAAGAAAGCCGCTTGGACAAGGAATATACCCCGCGTTCCATATCGTCCATGAATGATGTATATAACAACTATCGTGACAGGTTTGCCCTGACAGAAAGAGGAAGACAGCTTTCGGAAGAAATGGCCGGAATACAGAAGGAGATTCAAGACAAATATGCCAACCGGTTTCTTGCCTCAGACGAATACAGGAAGCTGTCACAACAATATAAAGGGAACGAACTTAACCAAAAAGCAAACGAAGCGTTTCAGAAGACCTACGGAGAGGTCATTAGCAAGGAATTGGAATCATATCAGGACGTATACAATAAAGAGATAACTTCACGTTACGGTACAGACATGAAGCGTGATCTTGCCGGATTTGTCAAAAAGAGCGTAGGCTCCCATCTTAGCACCCTGACCAATGAAGTAAACAAAGACCTTGATAACATAGAGGAAAAGATTACCAAACAAAAGAAAATACTAAGAAACGATTCCGGTAATGCGATGGTGAATGCCAGAATGAATACAAGGGAAGATCCTACATTAGCACAGTACCGAGGAGAAAGGACTTATTTGGAAGGGGCGAAAGACCTTATTGATGAATCGAACAATATTATAGAGGAAGCCGGGAAGAAAGGAAAAACAAACTTTTTTAGCGGTCTAGCGCGTGGTTTCGCCGATACCGCATTTGATCCCAAACAATGGACTTTAGGCATATCCGACATGATAGGCGGCATCCGTCTGAAAAATGTGGTGGAGAAAGCGGATAAAGGAGAAAAGCTCTCACCTTCTGAAGAGAAGTTGCTTGACGCCGCTGTCACCAACATGGCGGTCAACGCCTATTATTCCTCCGATTTGGGAAGAGGATACAAGGCTGGACAAACCACAGGAGCCAGTATCCCGTTCATGCTGGAATTCGCCATAAACCCGATATCGGCGGCAGGTGAGGGAATAGCCAAAAGCATTCTAAAATACGGTATGAAGAAATTCGGCGCGTCCGCCATGAAAAAAGGAATGTCAAAAATGGGGGCACGTCTTGCCGGAGACGCTTTGGCCGCAGCAGGAATGGAAGGAACAACAGGACTGGCGCGTGTCACCGCAGGAGCACAAGACAGAATGATGGGGAATATTCTGTTTGATGTTGACAAGGATGGAAACTTGACTTATGGAGGACGTGAAGGAGGAATGGATATGGGTAAAGCCATCGGCAAATCAATCGCTTCCACTTTTCTTGAGAACCAATCCGAGATGATTTTCAACGCATTCAAAGGACTGGGCAAAGGAATATGGAAGAATGTGGAAGAGACCGTTCCCGGTGGCGCAAGTGAATTCATGAAATATATAACGAACAGCAGGGCCGGTAAGCTATACAGGGAGATAAAGGACAACCCTACTTTCAAAGAAGCCGCAAAAAAAGCGCAGTTCCACGGGCTACCCGAAGAATATATGGAAGAGGTGTATAATAATCTTGCAAATGTCCCGTTAGGTGAAATGACCTTGGAAGAAGCCACAGACCTTGACAACAATATAGACACATTCCTTGGACTGGCTCCCACTTCCGTCGCTTTCGGCTTATTAGGACTTGGAAGCATGGGGGCTGAAAGGGTAAGACACCGCCAGAAGATGAATGCGGCTTTCGGAAACATGACCAAAGAACAACAGGAGAAACTGTCCGAACTGGAACGTATGTCAAAAGAACGTGGCAATGACGACATAAGGATTTTCATCAAAGAAACCATGAATGACGGTAGCCTCAGCAAGGAAGAGAAAAAGGCCGAGATAGAATATGCGTTTGACATTGCGAAGAACAATGCCATGGAGGACATTGCAGGAGAGCAGACCCGTGAGGAGTCCGAAAAGCGCACGGCAGCACAAGAAGAGGGAACGGATATCTATACAACTCATGATCCAGTAGCCATGCGCACGACAGTCCTCCGTGAGGAAGTTTCCCGTGAACGCCTTTCATCCGTACTGGATGATGAAGCCATAGATGCGCTTGCCGGTGCCAATGACGCCCAACGTGCGGAAATGCTGGATGTCATGGACGAAGAGACCAGACGTTTGGCTACGGACTACCTACGGCAGAAAGACCGTCATGACGCAGTTGAGGACGCATTGGATGAGGCTCATGCTTCCGAATATGAACAGGCGGCTGTCAAAGTCCAGCAAATGTCTCCCCAAGGACAAGTTGTCACTATTCCGTTAGGAAGATTCGGAGACAAGGAGCACAGTTACGGAGTTGTCATAAATGGTATAGATGCCACTGGGCAACCCGGAGAAACAGGCACACTCATGGTAGTGCCATTGGAAAACGGTCCAGAAGGTCCGATATTCGCCTCATTTGATGAGAATAATGCCAAGACTGTAAGAATCAATGCAGACACAGAGATCTCAATGGTCGGACGGGATCAAGTTCTTGAACAAATGCTTGGCGCATACAACGCCGATGCCGCAATCATGGAAGCACAGCCCATATCCGCAGGACAGACATTCAGCATAGCGGATGATAATGGCACAGTGACCGGCATTTCTGTTGTTGGTCAGGATACAATGGGCAATTGGTCCGTACTCATGGAAGGAAGTCGGGAGCCGGTTTCTGTCAGCGATGAACAACTCCGGGCCATGAAAGACAATGTGGACAAAGCCGGAATACGGACTGAATACGCACAAGAGGATGAAAATAGAAGACAGGAAGAGTTAATTCGGAAATTCAGTCCGGAAGTACTTGCATTACAACCCGAAAAAGGTGACAAGATATATACAGGAGGCAAAGAGATAGTACTTGATGAGGAAGTTCCCGGCGGATGGTCCGGGAAGATCATAGACAACAACGGTAATGAAACAGGTTCCGTACTCGTGACAGAAGAGCAATATTTCAAATACAAACAGTCGCTATTTGACGCACAAAGAAAAGATGATGCGGAAGCGGCTCCGGAAATCGGCGCCTCCTATATCACTCCAGAAGGAGAAAGTATGACCATTATCGGTTTTGATGAGGAAATCGGAGGTATGTTTGTCGTTCCAACCGATGAGTACAATGAGGTCAAAAGCGATGAGGTATCAATGAATATATTGGAAAATGAAGCATACCAGTTAGGTGCGGTTCCCGTCCAAGAGTACACCGATTGGGTGAAAAAATCCAAGAGTTCAACAAATGAAACCGCTCCTGAAGGAAAAGAGATGGGAAACCAACCATTGCAGGAAAGCACAGAGAGTCCGACTTACGAAAAATCCGAACTGGACAAACTTATATCCTCCTTTCCTAAAAAGAAGGACGGAAGCATTGATTATGAATCTCTGACGCCACAGCAGTCATTCCAATACACAAATCTGACAGAATCACTTGAAACCGCTCTGGATGACTTGAGAAAGGATATAGAGGCGAGTGATGCACAGATAGCTAAATTGAATGAATCCCTGTCATCCGCCACACGGGGAAAAAGAAATGAGATAAGGGACGCTATTAGAGAAGCAAAAGCGGAGAATGAAGAAATAAAGAATTTCAACAACTCTGTCATACCCATAACAGAAACTAATAATAACCAAACAAATGGAATATCAGAAAGCAGTAAGACTGGCACGAATGGAAATGACACAAATGAGCCCGTACCAGTTTCAGAAACAAGCGAACAAGGCAAAGAAAGAGGAACTGAGAAGAGACCCGAAGCTAAGGGAACAGGTGAAGAACGCATGGGACCAGAGGGAATTCCGGACACTGGCAGGAAAAATAGTATTCAGAAGCCTGCTGCGAAAATATCTGAGTCAATAACGGATACGGAGCTTCCGGAAAATCCTCTTGTTCAGGAAATTCTGTCACGTACCGAGCCGGAAACTTTGGAAGAGCTTGCATCCTTGGTACTGGGAAAATCCCTGTTCCTGCAAATGACAGGAGAAAGAAGTGTCAGAAACATGACTGGCTTAAGTCACAAAGACCTGACGCCATTTCTTTCCATCTTCAGAAAAAAAGAGAAGGGGGGTATGACCGTAGAAGAAGCCGGAGACAGACTGATAAGCATCGCCCATGAAAGTTATCCGGCAATAGTGGCGAAAGAAGGACTGGAAAATGACAATACCGGCATGGCCGGCACAAACGCGATCCTATCCGTTCTACAACAAAGCCGAACTTTTGGTGATATCAGCAATATGATAAGAAACAACAGAACCGAAGAAGCGCAACGCGCCATAGATGCGGAAAAAGAATATGAGGATGAACTAAAAGAACAATTCTACCAAGAACAATACCACATGTCTCCGGATGAATATGAAGCATGGGTTAATGATGAGGCCTTTTCTGAATCAAATGTCTATTCGAATGAAGAAAAGTCTGAATTTTATAATACATTTGCCGATAAAATAATAAAGCAACAAGAATATGACAACAGAAGAGAGAATCCAACTGACGAAGGAATCGGAACGCGTAAAAGCGATGAGCAAGGAGGAATATTTGGCATACGCGAAAGAGGCGATGCGGTTCTGCAAGGAGAAAAACCTGTTCATGCCGTCGGAACTGAAGGATATCAAGGAAAATCCGGACAAATGGAAGGACAGACTGATGAAGGACTGCATCCTCAGAATGACAATGTACAAGATAACACATCCACAAACAAACTCCTAGACCATATCGCGGAAGCACGCGAAATGGTCGACACCTCTCCTACTGAAGCGCAGAAGGAAGCCGGGAACTATAAGAAAGGTCACATTAAACTTGATGGATATGATATTACCATAGAAAATCCGAAAGGATCCGTCCGTAGCGGAAAGGATGCCAACGGACAGGAATGGAGCATTACCATGAACAACGACTACGGCTATATCCGTGGCACGAAAGCCGTGGACGGTGACCATATAGACATCTTCCTGTCAGACAATCCGTCCGAAGGAAATGTGTTTGTAGTAGACCAGCTCAATGAAAAGGGTGAATTTGACGAAAGTAAGGTAATGTACGGTTTTCCGTCTATGGATGAAGCACGTTCCTCTTATCTTGCAAACTATTCTCCCGGTTGGGAGAACCGAATAAGTACCATTACAGAAGTAACGAAGGATGAGTTCTATAAATGGATTGATTCTTCTGTAAAAAAGACAAAGCCGTTCTCTGAATACAAGAGCGTGAATCCTGTGCAACTTGCACCTTCCATAGAATCCGCCAATGCGGACAGAATGAAGGACATAGAAACAAGACTGGCCGAAATAGAGGACAGGAAGATAGAACTGGAGGATATTCTGGTAGAAGCCGGAAATGACTCCGTTGAGAGAGACGCTGTTTTCTCCGAGCAACAGGAACTGAACCAGGAACAGCAGGAACTTGAAGCCGAATATTCCGGCTTACGCGCAATGAATGACGAAAGCAATGAGATACTTACTTCCGAAGGCAGTGACATCCGGTTTCGCGAGGTTGGAAATGAGAAAATAAGTTCTTTCGCCAACAAGCACAACCTTGATGAAGCCGATGTAAAAAAGTACGCACAATCCATGAAAATGAAAAATCTGGGTGGCGCAAGTTATGCTTTCAAATCAATCAGCAGAAATGTGCGTCTCCAGAACTCCAACCTGTCATTAGGGCAATTCGTAAAAGTTTTTTCTCCGATCAAAAAAGAGCTGTATGAAAAGTTCGGTGATGTGGATGCCTTGAGAGATGAATACGTGCAAGAGGAAATGAAAGCCCGTAACATGATGGAAGCCGCCCGTAAACGTGCGGAGGAAGAAGCCGAATCGGAAAAGAAGCGTCTAAAGGAATTTGAACTGATGACGGATGAAGAGATGGATGAGGCCTATTTCAAGGCTATGGAAGAAAATAATGAAGCCCGTATGCGTGACATCATACACGAATCCGCACGAAGAAACGGTTATGTTTCCGCCGATGAATTCAGAATGGCACACCGCGCCCCCTCTTATGATGAGGAAGGAATTGATAAAAACATGGTTGACATTGCCGCAAACAAAGATCAGATACGCGAATCCTTAAATGAGCAGCTTCGCATGAACAGGGATCAATACAAAAATGAAAGTGCCGCCGCAATCAATGAAGCATTGTCTGCCATTGACAAAGGAGAAAAACCGACCGTTACCATCTATCGTGCCGTTCCAAAATCATTGAAAGAAGGAAAGGTAAGAAACGGTGACTGGGTTTCCCTGTCTGAATCCTATGTAAAAGTTCATGGAGAACATGCCTTAAACGGCAATTACAGAATTATGAAGGAAGAAGTACCAGCCGAAAATCTATATTGGGACGGAAATGATATCAACGAATGGGGATATGATGACAGGAGCGATTACCGCTACAAGAATACAAAAAACAACCGAAAACTGAATGACCTGATAACCCGTGACGACAAAGGTAATATTATTCCTCCTTCCAAGCGATTCAATGCAAGAAAAGCGGATGTAAGATATCGTTTTATTGGAGAGGAAGGCGCGTCCAAACTGGATAAGGCAGAGGAAGCAACTACCCGCCTTGATAACCTGAATGTAGCACGAGAGATGGAATCCGCTTTCAATACGAAGAAAGGGCGCATTGAGAAGCTGCGGAAGAGTGAGCCGATAGAGATTACGGGCAAAGAAGTGACTCCAAGCGATGATTTAAAACAGTATAAGAAAAACGCATTGGAATACGGGAAAAATTTACAAGGAGAATATACAAACAAAGACACAGGAAGAACCATTCAATTACAAAGAGGCCGCAAGAACGGTGGTCTAAAAGAAATATTGCAGCACGACACGCTTAACGACACTGTACAAATCAAGAGTGTGGCAGCCATTCCTTCAATTATAGAAAACGCTATATATATAGATAGTTCTGAAAACCAAGACGTACAGAAAAATCCCAATGTAGTGGCTTATCATTATTATATATGTGGGTTGAAAATTGGCAGTGAAGATTATACAGTCCGTATGGTAGAAGCAGAAGAAAAAGACGGGAACCGTTATTATGACCACAAACTCACACACATAGAAAAGGGCAAACTCATAAATGAACTTGCCCTAATAAATCCTTCCTCCTCGACTGAATTGTCTTCAACGCCCGATGCTGGAACAGAAGACCGGAATCGTCCGACGAATAGAGGGGAAATACAAACTGCTCCTATTTCCAATATCAAAGATAAGAAATTAGTTTCTCTTCTCCAAACAAATGAAAAAGAAAATGCTAGGAAAATCAAGCTGGCTACAGGTTGGGAACGTGGGGCTGACGGAAAATGGAGATATGAAGTGGAGGATTTTGAGATTGATCCGAAAGGACTTGCGCGAAGAAACAGACTTTGGTCCAACCTGTCATGGGGCAAAGAGTATGATGCGCTAAGCGACAAACTGTTTGATGGAGTAGAGCTGACGGAAGAAGAGGCAGCCCGTTTTGATGAATTATCAGAAAAGGCAGAAGAACTTCGCGCCACATACGAAGCGAACGACGTGCGTTATCTTGACGATTATGTGAAGGATGAGAATTTGTTTAAGGCGTATCCGGAGTTGAAGCAGATACGCGTGGAGATATACAACGCCCCTACAAGCAATACAGGAGCAACTTATTATGAAAGCCAAAACTTGATACGTGTGAATGAGTCTGTCCTAGACAGAGCGGATTTCCGTAGTATCTTAGCGCATGAGGTACAGCATACCGTACAATCAATTGAAGGATTCGCCCGTGGTGGAAACAGTATGACTTATAGAAAACACCTTGACGCATTAAAAGAAAAGCGCGATGCCTGGTCTATGATTGAAGAGTTTGCTGACAAGCGTGAGGAACTTGGAGAAGACGCTTCACAGATGGATGTTTATAATGCTTTGGTAAATGAATATCACTCAGATGGATTCGAGTTTGGGGATGGCTTTATCCCCAGCCGTAATGCTTTTGATAAGGGATTCAATCTTTGGGTACGGGGTTATGATAAAGAGGGATATGAGGATGCTTATAATGAGTATCAATCTCTTATTGAAAAATTTGGACTTGGTGGAGAAAACGACAGATACAATGAACTTTCAGGTGAAGTTGAAGCACGTAATGTACAATCCCGTATGAATATGACACCTGAGGAACGCCGCAATACTCTTGCTTCGGAAACGGAAGATGTAGCACGAGAAGACCAGATATTTATAAACGACGCTTTGGAGGCTTATGCTTCTGTGTCTGCTCCCATGAATACAGCAGTGAATGAACTTTCTGAATCTCTTCATACACCTATAGAAAAAATCACTTCCGAAGACCAGCTTCCACAAGGCGAGGCGCGCAGACGTATCGAATCGGGAGCCAACATCAAAGGATGGTACTCACCAAAGGAGAACAAGGTATATCTATATATGCCAAATACAACATCCGTGGAGGACGCACAGGCGACTATATTCCATGAGGTGGTGGCACATAAGGGATTGCGTGAGCTGTTCGGAAAGGACTTCGATACCTTCCTTGACAATGTATACAACAATGCCGCACCATCAATCAGACAGACCATCAACCGGATGGCGGAAAATGAGAACATATCCATCCGTACAGCAACAGAGGAATATATGGCAGACCTGTCCGAACGCGGACCGGCTACCTTTGCGGAGCAGTCCTTATGGACACGAATCAAAACCTTCTTTATAGACATGCTCCGTAAAGCGAAAGTGAATCTGGGATTTGAACTGACGGACAATGAGCTGAGATACATCCTTTATGAAAGCCACAACAGACTGAAACAGTCAAACTATCCTGTTGATGTGGCAAAGGAAACCGTCATGCGTTCAAAACTGGGAATTGGTGAGTTCTCAGGCAGTTCACGTACCATCCCGTCTGTTCCTCAGGGAGAGACCTTGTTCCGTATTACAGGAAAGGAAGAAAAGAAGGAGATTATTAAAAATCTGAAAGAAGAGATACGGGAATTGAAAAAGCAATTGGATCAGGCACGAAAAGGAAATAAAGAGGAATACGAGACTGCGTCAAGAGCCATGCTTTCCTTTATAGATCAAAGACTGACCAAGGAGGCGGGAGAAGAAATGGGGCCACATATGATAAAGTCACTGATTGCCCAAGTAAACAAGGCCGCATCAACAAATAAACTCAAGGAACCACTAAATCTTGTTGAAAAGTTGATAAACTATGCCCAATATGACAGTTCGGTGAAAAGGATGCAAAAAATGATAAAAACGAAGCTTTCCGGGCAGGATACAAGAGGCGTATCAAAAGGGATAGTTGTTGATGAGGCTACTAGACGTGTGTTTGACAGTATACGATCCGCTTACAAAGACCTGTTGCTAACAAGCGCTGACAGTGAACTCCGTGCCGTAAGAAGCGAAATTGTAAAACTGGGAAAACTCATAAAATCTGAGACATCCCCTGAAAGCATCACCATACTTACCGGTCAGCAGAATGAAATGAAAAGCCGAAGGGATAATCTATTAAAAGAAAGAGCCGAACTGCTGAAAACTAAAGAACTTGAATCCGTTGAAGAGATACGGAAGCGCCGGGAAGAGCTAGAGAATGCCATGGATGAAGCGGCGGAAGGAACAGGTGTGTTCACACAGACTATGGCCGATGAGTATGATTCTCTTTCCATACGCGAACTATTGGCCGAATCCAGAAAAATGAAACGAGATCTGGACAAACTGGAGGGCGATCTTGTGACCACCAGAAGAGTCGCCTACAACAACAAAGGTGAAGCACGAAAGTTTTATCTGCAGGAGGCTGAGAAAATAGCTGCACAAATACCCGTAGCGCAGGAAGAGTTAATAAGGATGACCGATAATGTGTACAATGAACTGAAAGCACTTGTTGATACCGGGAAAAGCCGCCTTGCCATGCTGAACAAGGAAAAAGCCGCGCACCGGGGAAGAATTGTCAGCATGGGAATAAATGCCGTAAAAGATAAAAGAATAAAAGGCATAAACGAGAAAGAAACAAATATGGAAAAAACTGTGTCCATATTGCAAAGCATCGGTGACTTTATCGCCTATCCCATGTATAGTTTCGATTATCTGCTGAAAGCCATAGACAGGAACCACGCCATAGGAAAAGGTCCCTTATACGATTATTTCATGAAAAGCAGTCATGGAGTGGTGGAAGCCAATGATAGGATATATTTGGGGGTAAAGGCTTACAACAAAGAACTGGAAGAAAAAATAAAGGAGCTGTTCGGAAAATCAATGGAAAATGTATTCAGGGATTCTCAAAAATCAGAAAAAAGGATTCACAAACAATATATGTACGACAGCAATTACCATAAGGAGGGCGACCTGTATGAGGCAAACCTAAACAAAGGGCAAGCGTTCTATGTATGGCTCACATGGAGACAGCCGGACGGAAAGATGAAGCTAGAGGCGGACGGATGGACGGAAGACAGCATGACCGAGATAGAGTTCTTTATAGGCGATAAATACATGAAACTCGGAGAATGGATCACGGACGACTTCTTTCCAAGGCTACGAGAAGAAAGGTACAATCCGGTCCATGTAAGAATGACGGGAACCAGCATGGCTTCACGGGAGAATTATTTCCCTATGGTCATAGCCAAATCCGAAATCCGTGAAAAGGGAGAGCTAGGAGAAACAATCATCGGTATGCCAAGCACAATAACCGGAAACATAATCAACCGTACGATAAATACTCTGAAGGTGGACACTAGCAGAAACGCTTTTGATCTGATGCTAAAATACGGAAGGGATATGGAAACTTGGGCGGCAACGGCTGAGCTGCGCCAGGATCTTAATTTCCTGCGGGGAAGCAAGGCTTTCAAGAACTATATGGAGGCAAACCATAAAGGAATGTTTGATATCTTCATGAGAGCGGCGGAGGTTGCCGTACGAAGTTTCAATGACAAGCAGAAACAAGATTCGCTCAATAACGGACTAAACAAGATATTAAGGTATTGGGCAGGTTCCAATATAGCATTCAGACTCAACACCGCAATGAAGCAGGTGCTCTCCTATCCGGCATTCTCCGCATACAGCGGAAAGCCGGGATATCAGGCTGATTTGTTCAAATACATATTCACCCCGGCAGGAAACATGAAATGGGCGAAGGAGCATCTTCCTTCTTTTGAAGAACGGGTTGATACGGGAAATATGGGAATCGAAGCATTAAAGGATGAAAATGCATTCAAAAACAAGCTGGAGAAACTTACCAATGCAGGCATGTATCCCAACAAGCTTATTGATGCGCTGACATGTGCGGCCGGAGCGAGAGCCGTTTACAATTTTGAATATGAGCGTGCGCAAAAAAGAGGTCTGGGCAATGAGGAAGCCGCCAATTTAGCCAAATACAACGCTGAAATAGCATTCAATGAAAGCCAGCAGAGTTCCAGCCCGGAAATGATGTCCCCTATGCAGGCAAGCGGCAATGTGTTCTACAAGGCGCTGACCACTTACCAAAGCAGCAACATAGGATACCAGCGGATGGGTATTGAGGGGCTTCTTGAAATGGCACGAGCAAAAAGGATATACAATCTGAACATTGAATCCGGAATGAATAAAGACGAAGCCCAAAGAACAATGATGGGCAGCTATCTTACCGGGCTGAGGAAAGCCACCTTCGGACTATTTGTAATGGGAGGCTTGTGGGCGGCAGGAGGATACGGTATTGCAGGAATCACAGCACCACTCATATCCAATATCTACGCCATGTTCGGATACGGGGACGGGGATGAGGATTTATGGTTCACTGATGAACAATTGAAAAGCATATTTTTATCTGCTGCTTTAAGTTCCTTGGGAGGAACTTCCATTGGACAGTTTGTCAACGCCATATCACAAGGGAACAAATATGATCCTCTCTCATTCATTACAGAGATGTCAAATCTGATAAGCGAGGCGGTAAAAGACGGATTCAACCTGAATGTACAAAGGGAGCTGGCCGCCAAATTAGGGAAATTTGCCGGATTAAATGTAGAGACACTGGAAAACATTTATCTGGGAGCCGAATCCGCCATAAGGGAAGGACGCCCCGACCTTGTAGATTTTATGTTCCTAATCAACCTTCCCAAATCCCAACGAAAGGAAATGGCCGAGAAACTATACAAGGATATGGGACCTTATGAATATCTGAACAAGATGTATGAGGCTGGAAAACTGTTTAATGACTACAGAAAGAAACTGCCCTATTCAGACGGAACATCTAAAAGGAAAGACTCTGAAATAAAAAAGAAATACATCATCAACAACCTCAATGAAAAAGAGAAGGAAACTTTGAAAAATGAAAAAGAGTTCCTAAAACTCAAAAGAAAACATGACGAAGCCAAAGATAAAAAAGAATGGTTGGAAGAACATCCGGAATACCCAGATATGGAAAAAAAATACAAGAAACAGACTATCACTAAAAAAGTGAGAAAAGAAGTTGAAAAGGTGTATAGACAATAAAACGATAACATTAAAGGGTTACCAATAATGATAACCCTTTAATGTTTATTTATTTCTCCTGCCGTTCCGGCATTCTAGCAAAATTTATTGGTAAACAACACATTATACATATCATTAGACTCGCAAGGCTCCGAGATAAGCAAATCCTCATCCGGGAACATGGCAAAGAAATCATTCCACATATCGGACTCCCATCTTATGTATTCATCATCTCTTCTTCTAATATTTTCCGGGGATATCTCAATTATATGAAAATCAGTCATGCTGTCAAAAGCATATTTGATGAAAATACCCTTGAACATATCATCAAGCTTCTTTAATCTTTCAATGATAAAATCTGTTACCGCATCCATAATCATAGGCTCTCTAACCATTTTTTTCCGGATTTTGTGTATAGCCATATAAGAAAGACTGCTCCAATAACAGTTCCTGTTATATAGGTCATAGCAAGCATATCCATATAAACCTCCTGTCTTATTATAGATTTGCGAGCCATTTCTTTCCAGACTTGGTGTGTGACCAAATAACCAATGCGGAACCTATGACGCTAGTTATTAAAAAAATCGTTGTCAATGCATCCATATTATTTCTTATTTTAAAATTCTATTTGCAAAATTTGCCAATATATAGGTAGAGAAAATACCCAATATGATTGTAACCCAATTCATCTTGTTTGGTTCATTGGTAAATAAGGGAGTTATACCACCTAAAACCAAAGCGGCAAATACCAACTTGGACAAATCGAAGAAATATCCGGCCAGTCTTTCACGTCTGGTTTTATCCTTTTCCTTCACTTCCTTCTTTTCTTCCTGTTGCTTGATGAAATTTCCCATTCTGCATACTTTTTATGCAAAGCTATAAAAAAAGTTGGCAATCACAATGTAAACGCCAACTTTTATAACTGATTTTATCACTTTCCTCCTTTACTCAAAGCCATGAGAGCATGACATCCTCCCCGCTCCCACTCCTTGGCAAGCATCTCACGCAATATCCTGTTCTCCTCCAGCACCATAAGAACCAGTTTCTTCATTTCACCAAGATCTTATTGTTTATAATGAATCTTATTATTTCAACATACCTTCATCTTACCAAGAATCCAATGATATAAACAAGCCACAACATACGAAAGAATAAATGAAATGACAGCTATTACTACCATACTAAAAGTTTCCAACTTATACAAATAATAAAAAGTACAACTAAAGACCAGTATATGCACCAAGTACCATTCATAAGAAATCTTATTAGTAAACATAAATAAGCCATTAATAGGTTTTATATGTAATTTATATATAATCAACAACGCAAACAAATATCCAATCATAGAAGGAATATCATTATATAATTTCCAAATGCCTCCTTTTATTCCAGCAAATCCTGTAAGAGCAACACATATTATACAGACAGGTACTAATATATTAAAATTCAACGAATTGACTATTTTAGCATTAAGTTTATAGCATTTAGCTAAATACATACCTAAAACAAATTCCCAAAGATATTGTAAAAAGAAACTATTCCATACACGCACATCGCTTTTCCCAAGCATCGCTACAATAGTAGTCCATAACAGACTTATCAGCAAAGCATAAATCACCCCCGTAGATTTATTAAATAGTTTCAACAACAAAGGCCATAACAAATAAAACTGAATTATTGTTGAAACAAACCACATCTGCAATCCAAAAGAACTTTCCAAATCATTGAAAAACATTTTAAAAAGGAATACATGACTAAGTACTTGGAGAAGTTTATCCGATGAGGTATTATAAAAAGGAATCAGAGCACTTATCAATATAATTATTATGTACGGCAAATAAACTTTCAAAAAACGTCGTTTCAAAAATTGAATATAAGTAAGCGGTCTGTTTAAATATGATAAATAAAGTCCAAATCCACTACATAAGATGAATACATGTACTCCTGCCCCACCAAAAGATGAAGCAGCCATTAAGAACGGACTTATCGGAAAACTTTGCAACAAATGCATTAACACAATGGTAAAAATAGAGAATCCTCGCAAAAAATCAATAACTTCTAATCTTTGTAGCATAACAGTAATTTATTTAATTCAACTTTTCAATAGCTCGGGAGAGGCTAATCAAAACAATCACATTATTCAGATTCTTTATATATGGTATAACAAACATATATCCAGCTAGGGAAGTAATATTTCATCCCATAGAAAACAAGAAAAAGACTCATAGTTTTCATGTATCTTAAACATCTATCCATCCCACAGCATTTGTCGCAAAAAAGGAAACAGAAACAATGAAGCTATAACCAACCTTTTCATATACTTTATATTTTTTGCACAAAAATACGCATATAATTGTAATTTACAATGTAAATCTCAAGATTTTACATTACCGATTGTTTTTAATAAGATTGTTTTATATCTTTGTATACCTTTGTTATACCTGATTATTAATCATTATTGAACAGGAAGGGCGGCAATCTGGGAAAGACAGCCGCCCTTGTCACATATTGGATAAACATACACAAGACCAACCAGTGTGAAAACAAAAAAAAGACGGTCCGAAACTATATCGGAACCGTCCAAGTCCTGATGCACATCGCTATGTGCGATGCAAAGAAACAAAATTCCATGCAAATATTTTACATTCATGAACAAATCGCTATATTTGTCTCGTCTTTAAATTTTAACACTATGAAGCAATCAATATTACTTACATTCATAATCCTATTCTTAGGTTCATGTGTCAGCAAAAGCAAATATGAAGATTTAGAAATGGAGAATTACAACCTTAGAGAAGAAGTGGACAGACTAAAAAACAAGAATACTGACCTGAACTCTACGATTCTGAACATGTCCCTACAAATAGAAGAACTACAGGAAAGGATTGAAAACGATATTAAATATGCCTCACAGGCTAGAAACGCTATAGAATCCGCAGAATCATCTTTATTTTTAGGGTTTGATAGAATATTTTGGGAATCGGAACTTGACAATGCCAAATCTTGTATGTCTTATATAAAATATGGCTATTAATTTATATAATATGGGAACAATCGAAAGGACACGGGTAATACGCCCTTCTTCAAGAAAAGATAAATCCACCTATAAAGTCGATATTGAAAGACGACAAGAAAAAGACAGTCTTCACCTAACAGTTACTCACGAAAATGACTGCAATTTCAGAAAAGAATATTATTTTTCCGCAAATCAACTATTAGGAAAAAAGTCCATCCACTTCAAATGGAACGGAAATGATATTGTTTGGACCGATGGAATTGTACCGATTCGAATTGTTAAATAAAAAACGATATAGAAAGTTTCATTTTCATGGAATAATGGAACTAGCTTTTTCGTATATTTGCATTATCAATGCTTTCTTTATCGTCAGCAAAGAACCGGTTGACGTAAAACAAAACGGTAAACCTAATTGTTTAACTAATAAAAACATTCGAATATGAATGACAATAAAATTAAATGTTAGGTTGGGCGTGATAATGCCCAGCCTAACGCTATCAAAGAGGTAGGGCGGTTTGTGTTTGATACCCTAGATTTTCTTTTTGCTGTAGTTCCTGTAATATGGGTAATAATCGGGCTCTCCGGAGGCCAATTTCCTACGGAAGTTTAGTGGATTGGACTGATACCTGCTCTCCGGAGTATATGGAAGTACATTAAGGCATAAGCCAACTGGCGCAGAGGCAGACTGCGCCAGTTTTATATTAAAAAAACTTTTCCAGTTACTATACTGAACTACAAAGACTCCATCCATTTAATTGTCTTGTCTGCCAACAGCTGATAGGCAAGAGAATTGCAATGCCAACCGTCATACCTGTCAGATGATATGAGAGTCCATTTAGACGAGTCCCATTCCTCGGGAGAGTCAATATCTTGGTTGGCTTTGTAAGCTTTAGATTGATAAATAACCTTATCATCAGTTTTATAAGTTTTTTTATTACTATACTCCTCATATTCACTCCAAGTGTCGACTCCATATATAGCTCTTATGTCATAGGATGCCAAATTAATTCCACTATGTCTCCAGTCTAAATAAGGTATTCCCCACTTATCTAATACTTCTTTAAACTTTACGACCTTATCTCTCCAATATTCATAATTGCTAATGTCATAAGTTATGATGAAACCTATCTTCTTACCGGGGAATTGTGTTATTGCATATCTACAGATCGCCTCCAAACATCCTATTTGTGTATTCAATTGCAATTCTTCATCAAAACCCTCAGTAATTCTACCCATAGGAGCATAATTAGGCTTGCCTGAGTCATTTAAATTAACCCCATTTACTCCGCCTTGGAGAATAATATAATCACTATTTTTATCGACTTGAGTGAGTTGCCAATATATGCTATAAGCATTCCCCGTGTAAAATGGATATAATATAACAGATCCTCCTTTAGCCCAATTTGTACATTTCAAATTAGTTTTCTTAGATATATAGTATGTCAAACTCTTAACTGATTCTTTATTGTCCTGACCAATCATAATAGAATCACCACAAAATGCTGCACGTTTTCTACTAAGATGGCTTTTATTGGATAAAATTTGAGTAAACATTCCATTTTTAGAGACAGTCAATGGATACGCCACATAACTGCTAAATATAGCTTTGACAGCTCCTGAAGGAGCTTCTAACAGAACCGCTGATTTAGATTCGTCAAGCCCTTGAGCGGATTTTTCAATAACATTATCATCAGCATCGGTAAAAGCCCATAATCTATATGAATTACCTCCATACCCTCTTACCGCATAAATCGCACCTTCTTCAGTATTATCTATTATTTGATTTACCGCATAATTAGGCGATGTTTCAACCAAGATAGATCCACTTGTATCATACCTCCCCGGATACGTTTCGTGAATAATATTACTGATATCAGATAAATCATTATCCATTGTTTTTAAAGCTCGTATCGATACGTTGTTTTTAGATACAGTTAATGGATATGATGTATAACTACTAAAAATTGCTTTAACCGTACCAGATGGTGCTTCGACAATTATTGCTGAATTACTTGAATCGTGTTCCTCTATAAGATCTTTTTCTATAATAATATTTTCTTTATTTACAAAGGCATACAACCGATAATTTTTACCGCCATATCCCTTTACACTATAAACACATCCTGGATAAGCATTTGTATCAATGATTTGTTTAACTTCAGGCGTAAAAGATTCTATAATTGCATCCCCATTAGTCTTATACTTCGCATCAACACTCTCATTCGAGTCATAAAATTGGGGCGTAAAATGTTCCGCTTCATGGTCTAGTTTATAAGTGATACCAAGCAATGGCTCAACTTTTTCAAGTCTTTCATTAATATCATTTATCTGACCATTTTTATATATTGCAAATTTATCTTTATATGAAATATAACAACTGAATATAGCTTTAACAGTTCCTTTAGGTGCAATACAATATTCGCCTGAATCTGTAAGATCAATATCTGTACTTTTAGATTTAGTTAGTATATTACCATCAGCATCGGTAAAAGCCCATAATCTATAATTCTGTGATGCATAGCCTAAACATAGATACCTGTCTCCCTCGTGAGAATTGATATCTACCATCTGTAGAATATTAGCATTATGATTATTTTCCACTTTGTCACTACCTGTGTTATATTCTCCCTGTATTATTCCTGTAACATTTTTTAAAATTTTACCTTGTAGAGCTAACTCGGAAATTTTCTCACTTACAGCCTTCTGTGACATGACTTCAGTTTCGCTATTCCCCAGTTCCTGCACCACACCGGCATTGATGGACTGGAACGGACCGTGATCCACCCATCCGCCGGCATTATAAATATTCAGGTGGTAGATGGGCTTGGTATGTTCGGTATCATCGTCCGCATAGGTAGGTCCCACCATAATCATATCACCCTGCTTAGGATTAGGATATTGTGATTTATCTGTTACATAGGCTTTAATAGACAAACTGTTTGTAACTTCTCCGCTAAGATCTGACCATGTTTTGTTATCCCGCGATATCTGGAATTTGTTATCCTGAAAACGGAAATAAGCTGCAATGTAATCCGAGCACACCTCCCATGTCTCGTTATCATAGGAGAAGTGAAGCTTGTTATCTATCGTTTTGAGCCACGGGGTAAGTCCGTTATCCCCTTTGGGCCCCAAAGCAGCTATGCCGGTATCCTCACCGTTAATCACCCATGTGCCTTTTACCGATACGGAAATATCTCCAGAGAGTGTTAGTTCGTCCACACGTACCCAGTTGACATCAAGCCCCCAGTGAAAGTTGTCCCTCTGTGCATCATTCACACATTTCTCGGTTATGGCATTCCCCTGCATATCCACGTATGATATGATGATCCCCTTACGCCTCATTTCTTTCGGAACAATATTTCTCGTACGTCCCGCTGTACCCTGATACTGCACATAAATATTGTTATACTGTGCCAGTATCGCTTCCAACGACGCGCCAGTTCTTCCGTCATGTATCGCCTGTATCACTGTACGAGGATAGAAAGGGAATCTTCTTCCCAACATTTCATCAAGCTTGTCCATCTGCCTGATACTTGCATACTTGCTGTTGCAGCAAGAATCTTGTATGTTGTTATCTTCCATGATGTTTTTTAAAAAAGTTATAGAATTAACATTTATTCCAGACCATCCCCAGTCAACGGAGAAAATCCTTCTGCCAGACATCTTCTCTTTAAGGCATCACGATATGATTTCATTGCCGACAGTTGCCAACGCTGAAGTATTTGTTTATGCACTTCCATTTTAGAAAACACTGGAGATTCATTGATGAATTTCTCCAACTTTTCCACCCGGTCATTAAGTTGCTTATACTCTTCTAGCATTCTTATTTGATATTCTTGTAACAT